CTCATAACAGACCAGAGAAAACAGCGTTTCTGTATGGTCGTTTACCACCAGTTGCGGGTAGAGCACAAGGCATGTCCGGTAGAACACCAAGAGGCGAACACGAAAAAACAAAGAGAACTACAAACAGGTCAGAAACTGGATTAAGAGCAGATGGCTTATCGTATGCGAGTGCAAAAAGAACCGTTTCCTCACTTACACGTGCTCAAGAACCAACGAGAAACAAGAAGGATGGTAATATGGAACAGTACCAATACGCGAATCAACCTGCTCCAGGTGTTAGCAACTTTATGGGTGGTTACGTAAATGCACCAGCAAGTAAGATAGGAGAAAAGAGAACGTTTGGTACACAATACGCGGTAGAAGAACTCATGAAATATGGTTTTAGACCAGACGACAGAAGAGGTAAGACGGGTAGAGCAGGTGGTCCCGGTAGAATGAATGTAAGAGCAGACGCACTCAACCAAGGTGGTATGTTAACGAGTGTTCGTTCCGACACGACGAGAATCGATGGTAGAATTAACGCAGCAAATGGAGCTTGGACACAACAATATAGAACGAACGATTACCAAGAAAATAACGCATATAAAGGTAATATGAACCCCAATGCAACAAACCATAGTTTAGAAACTGCAAAGAGACAACTCATGAATAATCCATTAGCACATAGTCTCTGTTAAATAAATACTATTTCGTGACACGCACTCATTAAAATATTGTTCATATATTTTAATGAAGGTACACACCTTAGACATAGATAGTAGTGAAAGAGATCCGGTCTTGTATCCTAATCCAGGTGACTATGTCGTTTACTTAAAAAATCCAATATACGATGTTAGTAAAATTTCACTTATATCAGCACGTATACATAATAGTCAGTACCTTATACACTCGAGAAACAATACGTTTGATATACTTACAAATGGTGGCACTACACAAACCATAACTATACCAGTTGGTAACTATGGTGGTCAGTCGTTAGCAGACGCTATTGTTGCTCAATCTACTGTGATAACAAGTGCAACTTTCAATAAAGATACCAATGCGATAACGTTTACAGGTTCGAGTGATTTTACGTTTCTATTTTATAGTGGTACGAATGGGTATAACTCATCCGTTCATGGATACACAACACCTCACGATATATTAGGTCTACCAGCTTCGGATACTTCGTCTATATCGAACACGTTAGAAACCGGAAGTATAAATTTACAAGGTGCTGATGCTATAGTCGTTAAACTAAGTAGCGGTTCGGATGAGTTTAATAAAACGATATTTTCACAAACACCATTTTACACGGGTCGTATACTGCTCTGTGGCGATGTCATAAACTATTCGGGTGTAGATGACGCCGTAGAACACAATTTTGATTCGGGATCCCAAAAAACTATATCCCGATTGAGAGTTCAATTTTATTATAGTAGTAATAACCGATTAATACCATACGATTTTAGAAACGCGAACCATATCATAAAACTTGCCGTATCTTGTTCTACCGATAAACTCGAAAATTTGTCTAACGTGAAAAGAGATACATCTCTTCCACCACCTATGAGTATCCCCGATTTAGAGGATCCGCGTAGATGGGATGCATTTATTTCTATATTTGCTATAGTCGCTACTGGACTCTTTTTATTGTTAGTTACCAAAAAAAGGAAACTTATCGAGTAACCGCGAAGGTTGGTTGTTCTGGCTTTCTCACACGAGAAGATACACGGGAAACGATCAAGTAAATGAGAACGGACATCAAAGTCGTAAACAAGGCGGTAAGAGCGTAGTTCATACCACCGTTCTTGTTAACCTTGATAAACTTATTAACCGTCCATCTAACCAAATCCATCCACGAAAGCGCGGCTGCGAAAGAAAAACCAGCGACAATGGCATTAAGAGATTGTGCTTCGAGTTCACTAGTGACGAGCATAATAGTTTCAGAAGCTGCAGACATTTTTTATACTATATCAATAGATTTTATTCTGGAAACAAATCGTCCTCGAATAAAATTTTTTTATACCTTTTCGTGTTTTACCCCTTTAACATTTTAGTATTTTCTTCACTACCCGATTCTGATCCATATTCAAATTCAGATTCAGTTTCGGTTCCCGTTAAACTTTCGTCTGAATCTGAGTCTGAGTCTTCACTATCTTTATCAGATAGTTTAAAGTATTCACGACTCGTCGTCCATCCATTCGGTGTTTGAGTACTCATTACTATCTATAGCATTTTTTAAAAGTTGTTCTGACGGGTTTCTAGGTTGCCACGTATCCCAATTATCGTACGCCATGTTTACCTTTACGAATTTATATTCTCTTCCTGAATACCTAGTAAAAGAAACGTCTGTATCATCTTCAAAAACGTCGTTTTCACCTTCCTCTTCACTTTCATCGTCGTAAATTTCTGGGAACATGGAACCTACATCTTTACCTACTTCATTCATAACACAATACTTCATGGAATATTCCATATCTTCTGGTAAAATTATGTCTCTTCCACACACCTTGGCATATTCGGCCGCAAGTATCACGGACTTTTCTATGACCGGTAACATAATATCAAAAACTGTATTTTGAACATTTTCTGCGATTGTCTGTTCCGCGTCTTTTTCTTGTTGATTCATTTATATTATACGTTAAACAGTGTTTTAGCAATACCGTTTTCAACACGGAGTATATTATAACTATGCGCCAAAACTCTAAGTTCTCTATCAGTTTCCTGTTCACTATTTAAGTTTACTTTAAGTGTTTGATTTTTTATTAAGCTAAAGTTTCTCTGTCCCGTGGGGTACCACCTTTCAGGTTCAAGTGCAAAACTATACGAATAGTACCTCCTGAACAATTGCGTTCTTGTGTGGTGTATACCACTTTGAACCGCTCGTAAGTTTATTATACTACCCGTTTTTTCGTTTAAAATTTCAGAATCGTCAAGTTTAAGTTCCATACTTTTCAATTGTTCGTACGTTATGTATTCACTGTTTAAATCTCTAGAAGAGTTATCGTAATCAAACGACGTGGTAAAAAACTCATTTACGGTTTTTCTTTTACCCTGTATTAAAAAGAAAAGTTCTTTTACAGGGTTTACAAATTTTAAATCAAACACATGACTGACTGGATCGTTATTCGTATTTTTATTTATATTAAAAACATTTTCTTGAATTTGTGTTATTATATAATCCTTTTGTAAGTTTTCTTCTTTTTCATGATTTGTTAACGAAACCATTTCCAGTGTTATCTTAGCACTCTTTATCAATTTTTTCGGTTTAAGACCGGTATACATGACGTAGTTATTATAAGGTATATCCGACCTAATGGAATGAATACAGTCTTCTACATTTCTAAACTTTATAGATACTTCTATTTCTTGTTGTTTTATAGCATAAACCGGTATGGCAAGTTCGGGACTATTATAAAAATAGAAGGGTATATCTATAAAATATTTCTTATCGGTAAGAGCGTTACCGTCGTAGTGACCTATAACCTTTTTTATTACCGGTGTACCGGAAAACTCTAAAGGTGGTTTACCCACGAGTTTTTCTAAATTATGTTGTTTCGTTTGCGTAACGTAGTTTTCCGAATAAATAGAGAAAAAATCGCTCGGTATACGTTGAATGATTTCACCACCAATTATAAGTTCGGCATATTCAATCATGGCGTGACCTATAGATTCATTGTATCCTATACCCGTCGTGTTCGTGTGTAAAGAGCTTATTAAACTCTGGTCTATAGCACTTAACTCAACCTTTAAACTTACAGTTTTAAGAAGGTCACCTTGATTCTGCGGAACCGTACACTTTATTATACTACCAAATTCAACCTCACCAGTCACGTCTAAATCAACATAAAATGGTGCAAAATTTGAATGTTTTTTGAAATTCTTAATAAAATAAGTATATTCTGGATCATCAGTGAAAAAGGCGTCCTGTGGTCCAACTGTTTCTAACTGAACACGGCCAGCCATTACTATTATAACTCACTAAAATTTTAAACCACCAAGACCCCCATTTATACGTAAAACGTTATAATTTACAGCGTAAACGTATACTTTGTGTGCATAATTAGAGTTTGGTGGGTCTATCTCAACTTCTATTAAATTATGCGCTATTCTACTCATGTTAACTTGACCTGTAGGATAATATGTTTCTGGGTTTAATGAAAAACTGTACACACCGAAATTGTTATCGGTAACACCCGTGTAATACTTTAACGGTTGTTCGTAACTCAGCATCAAATTATCAGCATCTATTATCTCGTTATTGTTAAATTTCATAGAAACATGTTTTATAGGAGTGATTTTATGAACATCATCACTCACAGCTAAGAAGAACATTTCCTTTACGGGGTGTTTAAAATTAAGCATACCAGATTTTTTAGTTTCGCTCGCCTTGAACCTAAACTGTGACATTTGGAGTTGTGTTATGACATATTCTATCGGTCTTGATATTAAAAAATTTCTCTCGTCTTCCGTAACGAAGAAGTAATCGGTCACTAAAGAAACTTTCTTAATCGAAGATGATACGTCGGAAGGTGGGTCTATAATATCCGTACTCGAATTATATTGTATGGCAACGTCTTCGAGTTTTTTGAACTTTATTTTGACATGAACACGCTGTTTCGTAAGTGCACATACAGGTATCGCCAAACTCGGGTGTCTGAAGAAATAAAAAGGCAAAAAGACATTATAATCCCAGTCGTAAGAAACAGATATATAATTATCGTGTCCAGTGAGAAAATAAAGCGTTTGATCTATATCATCTTTGTTACTATGTATTTGATCGTACATGTATATGTAATCACCAGTTAGACGTTCTATAGTTTGACCACCTATACAAAGATCTGCGTACTCTATGATTTGAGAACCTATAGATTTCATATACCTTATATCGTAACCAGGTGTCGCCGTACCCGTTGGTTTTGGTAAAGTGAATTTAAGCATCATGCTTCTCACGAGATCGCCTTTGTTTCTAGGTATGTTACATTCTATAATTGCGTCGAAATTAGAGTCGCCGTCGAAAGGTACTTCAACGGCTTCTATAGAAAACTTAGTATGCCTTTTAAAATTTATCAGGAAATACGAAAATTCAGGTTCACCCGTAAGCCATTGGTCCTGGATACCTGTTACAGCAAGGTTTAAACGACCAGCCATTCTTACTCTATGTGAGTAAAATTTTATGAAATAAAACGGTGCGATATTATAGATGAATCTTCAGTTGAGAAAATTCAAACCCGAAAATATGGCCGACGATAAAGTCTGTGTGTTTATCGGAAAACGTAACACGGGTAAATCAACACTCGTTACGGATATTCTATACCACAAAAAACATTTACCAGCGGGAATAGTTTTATCTGCAACAGAAGAAGGTAATCATTATTATCAACAGTACGTACCCGACCTTTTCATATATGGAGACTACGATAGAGAAGCTATAGAACGTGTCATGGATCGACAAAAAAAGCTCGTAGGTGCAGGTAAAACAAATTGTGGTGCGTTTCTTCTTTTAGACGATTGTATGTATGATTCGAAGTTTATGAAAGATACGTGCATTCGCCAATGTTTCATGAATGGACGACACTGGAAAATATTTTTCATGCTCACGATGCAATACTGTATGGATTTACCACCAGCACTCAGGGCAAATGTAGACTATGTATTCATACTCAGAGAAAACATTATCCAAAATCGTGAAAAATTATACAAATCGTTTTTCGGTATTTTTCCAAGTTTCGAAATGTTTAACAAAGTAATGGATTCGTGTACAGAAAATTTCGAGTGTTTAGTTTTAGATAATACGTCCAAAAGTAATAGGATAGAGGATTGTGTTTTTTGGTACAAGGCAACGCTTCGTAAAAACTTTAAGGTAGGTGCCCCGCAATATTGGCAAACCCATAAGAAAATGTTTAATCCGAGACACGGGAACATGAAAGTCGGTGATCCAAAATTGGTTAAAAAAAATACTCCACTTAAAATTACAAAAAAGAGGTGAATAAATAAATAATGAACTTTATAAGACGAATTTGTAATTCAAGAATGGTGTACCCGTACGGAAAGTTTAATGAAATTTCACCAGGTCGGCGTGATGGATATTATTTATACATAAATGTGTGTCACGATTCCAAACGTATATATTTTAACGATTCTATACCTGAGTATGAAAAAAAGGAAGTTTTACACAAGGTTTTAAACACTTTTTTGAGCATGTATCCAAAATATGTATTACACTCAGGCGATTAAATGCGTCAGTGACCGAGTCTAAAAAACTATGTCTAAATTAATGACCGACGTGTATACTATGAACTTATCCGATTCTGGTGATGGTATGGTGAATCTAAACAATAATCAATCCACGAATTTTATACCAAATACACCACCACCGCAGAATAATACCCCGGAAAAAAATATGAGTGAAAATAAACACACAATGGACTCTACACCAATTTCCGATATCATGGGTCAACCAGAAGCGCCACTCGAACCACCAATGATGGCTCAAGATCCAAGAATGACACAAATGCAAATGCAAGGACCAATGATGATGGCACAACAACAACCCATCGTTAAACAAAAACAAAAAAGTTCTGGTTCGTCTAAGAGTGAGGGTAATCCATTCAATTTGACGGATGATCAGTTTCAAGCTCTCGTCGTCGCCTTTTGTACTGCAATAGCGATAAGTAAGCCAGTTCAGGAAAAACTCGCAAACTTCGTACCATCATTTCTTAACGACCACGGGAACAGAAGTACAATTGGATTAGCTTCTACGGGTTTAGTAGCAGCTATTGCATTCTATCTTGCAAAAAAATACGTTTAAATTTTATCAGGTATATTCACTTTATGTTTAGAATATACTCCGTATTTACCTAAAACTAAATAGGATATTATAATACCTATAGTTATACCTACTCCACGAAGAATAACAAGTGTTCTTGTTTTTTGTGGATCTAGACCGTAATTCTTAACATCTGCTTGTACGTCTTTACTTATACCCATAGCAGAGTAAGTTATAACACCAGATATAATAAGCGCTAAAAGTAAAAATATAGTATCTACGTTCAAATATGACGTAAAATCACTACTCGCTAAAAATACTATAACCATAGGCGTTAAAAATTGTAAAAGTCCAGCTTTTAACCATTCATTTTTTACTAAACCTGGTGAACTCAAAAGTAGTAAACTTACGTTTAACAAAACTATTATAAATAATAAATGTTGTGTATAGGCAGTTGCTCTCCCTTCCATTTATATAAATAAATATTATTTATTTATCCTGAATATGTTTACCACAAAATTTAGTAAGCTTTGGTATCTCTTCATATATACCTAAAGAAACGCAAATTTTTCTGAGTTTTTTAAAATTATCCCAAAATTCTTTGTTGTGAGAATAATTTTCGACCGTACAGTGTGCAAGTTCGTGTAATAAAACGTGGAATATTTCATTTGGTTCACCTTGTATACACAAACCTATACTTTCTCCCTTGTTAACATTATACCCTATGTACCCATTTTTTATGGTATAGTGTGCAGTTATAGGTATTTGTTTATACAACATTTCAAATTCTTTATTTCCATTTTCCTTAAGGTGTTCCCTGAGTATTCTGTACCTTTCTCGAACTTCCGTTAATTTTTGTGGTTCTTTTACATTTATGAATATAATAATGTTTATGATAAGGAGGAGTAACGTAATTATCATCTTATCATAACCATATAAAAAAATATCAAACAC